AGTGCTACCACAGCAGGCACAGTGACCACAGCCGCACAAGGCAACATCACAAGTGTTGGTACACTAACTGGGTTAACAATCAACAATGCTACTATTGCAATCACCAATGGTGGAGCAAACGGTGCAGGAAACATTGGTAGTAGCAGTGGTTACTTTAATACAATATTTGCCAAAGCAACAAGTGCGCAATACGCTGACTTGGCAGAGAAGTACGAAGCAGACGCCGAGTACGCACCCGGAACAGTGGTTGCATTTGGCGGCGATAAAGAAGTTACGCTGGCTGACGAAGCAGGTTCAACTCGTGTAGCAGGGGTTGTATCTACAAACCCAAGTTACATCATGAATGCCGCACTGGAAGCCCAACACGTGGCAATGGTAGCATTGCAAGGTCGTGTACCTTGTAGAGTTATTGGTCCAGTTGCCAAAGGCGACATGATGGTGGCAGCCGGCAACGGTGCAGCCCGAGTGGACAATGCGGCACGTGCAGGCAGTATCATTGGTAAAGCCCTGGAGAATTTTGATGGTGCCGAAGGCACAATTGAAGTTGTAATCGGCAGAAACTAATCCGATAAGTAAGTGAACAAGATAGGGTCTTCGGGCCCTATCTTTTTAATACACAAGGAAAAATACCATGACAGTATCAGTTGGAGCAGGATGGAGTATAGGACCTGGAGTAGTACTAGGTGGTGCACCAATACCAATCGCCACCGGCAGCGCAGTGTTCAATGGCAGCAATTATCTCACAGTACCGGATGACACAGTATTTGGACAAACTTCTACTTCTTGGACAGTGGAATGTTTTGTTTATCCAAATGATACTGGTCAGCGTTACATTTACATGCAGAATACTTCGGGATTTTTAGGACTAGTGTATGATGGTGATTCGGGTACATTTGGTATAGATCAACAAGGTGTTGGCTTTGCCGCAGTGTCCGCCGCCTCTTATCCTATAAACAATTGGTATCATGTGGCCATGACCTACAATGGCGGTTCTAATAATGTAAATTTATGGGTCGAAGGATCACTAGAAGGCACATGGAGCGCCAGTGGGTTAACAGCATCAGCAACCATAACTAACATTGGCTGCTATGTTGCTGGAATACAGCCCTACAAAGGTTATATATCAAATCTGCGTGTGGTCAAAGGCGTGCAGGTATATACTGGCTCATACAATGTTCCTTCCAGTCCGTTGCCTCTTACTCAAGGCGCAGACGTTGGTATTTCAGCAATCGGTGCTGGACAAACTGAACTGTTGTTGAACACAATCAACGGTGCTAACTTCTTGAAAGACAATTCTACAAATAACTTCACTGTTACAAACAACGGTTCAGTAACTAGCTCTGCACTGAATCCATTCTAAAATGATACACGAACGATATAGAGCAGACTACGAAGGTGAGTTTGTAATCACCGAAAGCCGATGGACCGGCGGCAAAAAAACTCAAAACAGAGAATGGGTACCTAACACAATTATCAATCAGCACACCAGCGGTCGTGCTGCCTGTATTGGCAGTAACGTACACCGAGATCTCTTTGACTATACAAGATTACAACGCCACAAAGGTGGCCTTCTCAGTTCAAAAAAGCTACAGACATACGGCACCGGCACAATTGCTAAAGAAATGAGATTAGATTTTGCAATTGACATTAATAAAAATATTCTCAAAGAACTGGTTGAGTCTGGTTATGTCACCGACAATATTGTATATGCCAGCACAAGAACCTGTTTAGTATATCCAGGCGAGTTTTATCTAATTCCCTACAACACTCTTATGGCCCTAGAAGCACTGGTGTTATGGATGGCAGCGTTTGACGGCCACAAAGAAATTTATGCACTGGGCTATAGCAATGACACAGTTGGAACAGTGAGTGAATGGTCTGCACATGTGAACGGAGTGCTGATGGCATACCCTTCTGTTAAGTTCACATTCATTGGAGAAGAGTCCAATGTGCCCAAACTGTGGCGCATGAATGCCAATGTTGCGTGTATGGATATTCGTCCATTTATAAGTCACTGCGATATTTGAACACTGTGCTCCACAGTGACCATTTTGTCACGAACAGCATCAAAGTTTACGGTCGACCATAACCCAGGGTGCATAGGCCTTGGCCACGAACCGGTTGTGATCCATGCCCATCCAATGTGCTCGTCGTTTAATTCTGGTGTAAATTCGTTCAGCACACTGCAAAAGAATGTGTGATATGCAAATCCGCCGTCAGCACTGGTAAATTTTTCAATAGGAACTAATCGTAAGTAATCAGGCATACGACCTAACTCTTCAGTACACTCGCGTGTCATTGCTTCCATCAGTGTTTCATTGACTTCAATTTTGCCACCAGGCAGTCCCCACGATCCGGGATGACGTGTGTCGTTGCGCAATAGATAAAGATATCGCTGAGTGCTTATGCTATAAAACCAAACCCCAACAGCATTTACAGTACTATTCTCCATTGGCCTCCTGGATATAGTCCTTGGTAACTCTTGACCCATGTTTCGCCTGTCCATTTGTATTGAATTCCTGTAGTTATATTAGTTACATATTGCAGGTTATCTGGGCTTGATATATTTTCAAAAACCACTTGCCATCGATCATCTATGTATTCAATGATATCATTTCTTTTGGCAATCAACGATTGCCCTAGTGTACCTTGCCATGCTTCGGCATATCCACTGTCGCTGCCAGTGTCGTCGGTTAACAAATAACGCTGTCCTTCTGAAGGTGCTGGAAGTCCAGAATTTGGTCCACTGCGTAAAGGATCAATAACAGAGCGCACTGGCGACAACGTGTTTTGTGGTACCGTGTCTTCGTCTATAGTATACAGCATAAATCGGTCATCGGAAGGATCGTATGCTATAGTTCCAGCAACTTCCGTGCCGTCAGGTTGCTCTAAGAAGATCTGACTAATGCCCGGACGTAGTACACCGTATGCACCAATTAGTGCTGTCCATAGCACATTGCTTGGTGGTGAGTCTGGTGCTGATAAACTGGCATTGGGCTCACTGACCACAGCACTGGGTCGCAATGCTTGCAATTTATTGCCAATTAATAGTGTTTGATAATCCCATGGAGTAATTACCATACGAGTACCTAACAATAAATCGTTGTCTAGTACTGCATTTGAAGCGTCTCCTTTGGCATCGTATAGATTTGCAATGATACGCTCAACCACACCCAATTTCTTAACTTTAGCAGGCGAGCTAATCCAAATTGGCAGGGTAAATGTCATTGTACAAATATCAATGGGATCTTCAGTACCGACTGGAACCGATCGACTGGTCCATTGTGTTGATTCTAATTCGACTACACTTAAACTAGTCCAGTCAATGTAATTGTCTGTAGATTGTATTTCCAATGCTGGATTAAACAACACTACAATTTGTTCTAACAATTGCATCTTTTGATTGGTGTTGCTGGTCCATATGTCTAATTTTAGTGTTAGTTTATAAGGTACAGGCATCAATCGTTCAATGGTAAATGCGTTGCCTTGAGTGGTTTCGTACGTGTCTGTAACGTCATCATAGGTGCGTTGACGTACAGAAATATTGCTCACATAGTAAGGCTCTTGCATTCTAGGACGATCATAGTCAAATCCAGAAATGTAAAAACTCATCATAGGAACAGACGTCATGAAACTGGCAGAGTTATTCTGCATGATAGTCTGTACTTGCCTGCTAGAATCGCCATAACGTATGGGCACACGTACTAATGTGTGTGCGGTGCCTTCTTCGTTGCGACCATACTCTACTTGAAAGTTTGAAAAGATACGTGTGAATTGTAACAAGAACCGACGTATCTGTTCATCATAAAAAAACATTGGGTTTGCACTGGAGTTTACTGTTGTCATTGTTGTTTACCCACCGTTGTCTGCATTGGGTTTAAGTATCTCACTCAAACTTTGACGACTTGGAATAGCACCACGGTCGTTGGTCTGTACTGTGTTTCTGTTGTTGACAAAACTGGCTCTCAATGAAGCATTTGGACCTTCGGATTCGAACACAGGTTTAATGCGAACACTGTCTTCAATCTTGGTCCAGGATGCACCATTGAATCGAAACAGGCGATTCGGGAAGTAATCTAATCGTAGCGCATAATCGCCAACTACGGGACTTGAAGGGAAACTAACGCCAGGAGTGACAGGTAACCCGTTTGGAGCAACGCCATCGCCGGTCAAGTAACCAATGGTATAACCGTCTGAACGCGGCGTAGTGCCTTCGCCGCCTTGTGTGCCGTCTACAGTAGGTGGTGTTTCATCTGCTGTCAACCCAGATTGTGCTGGCTGCCCGTCTTCTGTAGTAGGAAGAATATAAAACTTCACAGTGTCGTAACCGGTCAGTGGAACTTCTACATCTGCTTGTACCAGAATTGCATCGTTTAACTCCAGATCTTTTGTGCGTGTAGAAGTCTTGCCAGCAATGGTATCTGGAGTTTTTTCTGTCCAATAGTTAGTATCAGTTATGTCAGTGCCAGGAGGAACATTGCCAGTGGCAGTGTAATATTTGTCGCCATTGTTGACAATGGTACCGGCTGGATAATAGTTACCTGGATCCCAGATGTTGTTGGGTTCAAATGCCTGTTTGGTAATGCTGTTGTATTCTTGAGCATTGACCATGGGGGTAGCTTTGACACGCCACAGGTGCGGCAACCAGGTTTGACTGAACCCTTCAGATGCAAAAGCCGCATCTTGAATTACATACCACCGTGGCAATGCTTTGGCTAGACTTTTATCTAGCGGATGATAATCTTTTAAATTAGGAATTTCAATCACATCGCCGGCCATGAGTTTGCGCCCAATAGTGTCAATCATATCATTGTAATGGAACGTGATAAACAAGGTGTCGTTGTTTAAAAACAGACCAAACTGTGTGAGATCAAAATCAATATCGGCCACGCGGTACACACCGCGTTGAACATACACGTCGGGATCATACTGCCGGTCCCGATTTTCCAGCAACAATAGATCTTCAATGAACAAGGGATTTGACGTGTCGTACACAGGAAGTGTAGCATCTGCATCACCAGGGTCTCCGGTTGCCGGGCCCATATACTTGTGAATGTAAATGTCTAGTCCGCCAACAGTGTACATTTCTGCAATGGTTCTGTCCAGAAACTTGTAGTCAGCAGTGCGATTGGGACGATATAGGCTAAGTCTTGGCATACGTTATTTATGGTGCCGGTTGACTGAATATTTCCATTTTGCTATAATTAGGGCTAGACAACACAAAGGAGCCACTCATGCTTACAGATGCACAAAGCGCACAAATTAATAATACTGAAGTATACACTTTAGATTATGAGGCAGAAGCCCTGCAAAGTTACGAGGACACAGGAGAGGACTTAATGGACGAGCTAGAAGTCCGTGCCACTAATGTTATTTTGGAACAAACAGCCTGGGATGCTCGCGAGGATTTGGGCGGCATCACAGTTTACTTTCGAGATAGTACTTTAGTAGCATTTTACGATTACGAGCAGTTTAAAGGTACTGTGTTCTAAAAACAACAATATAGCAGAGATTGACACCTAATACAATCTCTGCTATAATACATACTTAACCACTCTAGGAGTATGTTATGAAAGCCGCTAACTTTTTAACAAAGTACACGGGCCCACGAGGCAAAGGGTTTATACAACCCTACGACAAAGTAAAAGCCACAGAAAAATGGGTAGAGTATGCTCTCGACATTGTGGACATGAGCCGTATAATAATGACAGTGGACTTCAACACAAAATGGAAACTGGCAGAGGCACTGGAAGTGGCAGAACGCAAAAAAGCCTGGATGTACAAGCACAAGAATTTTGACGTTACTCGTGCCGCAAAACTTTTTGACTCTGTTAAACACTTGCCCAAAACTAAGTAAGGAATAATTATGATCGCAACCAAACCTGTTAAACCCCTAAACCCACGTAGTGCGGATACCAATGCCTTGGGCATGGAACCCACTTGGAAAACGCAACCAATCGAAGGCCGCATCAGTGCCTTTAGTCAGGCGTTCTCCTGGTACAACTACTTTTACGGCAAAAAAGATGCCCGTGAGATGATTGTAAATTATTTGGAAACACATGATCGCAAAGCAGATGTGCGCACACTCAAACGCATTCCGGACAGCTCAATTCGATTAACCACAGGCTGGTTGTGCCGCATGAGCATGGTGGGACTAGAACTTAACGAGCATGAGCAAATCAAATTGGATAACTTGCTTAAAGAGATTTTAGAATCCACGCAAGATGAAGTGGCAGAAGAAGCGGCAATGGAGGAAGCAGTGCCGAGAATCACTATCCAGGACAGGCTACGGGACAAGGTATCAGAATGTGCAGGCGAGATTGATGGATTATTTGACGATTTTATTGCGTCAGGCGCCAAACTCAACGCAGACTACAAACCAGTGGTGCTCATGCGCAGTCTAAACATTGCCCCACAAATGGTCAATGACATCAAACAAATATGGACACGCAAACAAGCAGAGTTTGATGCCGCAGTAGAAGCCAAAGATGCTGACCTAGTTCAAGGCTACAGTTACTTGAGCAAAGTGCAGTTACGGAATTGTGTAAAATTCTGTGAGCTTGTAATCTCAGACTGTGGTGCCTATGTACAGATTAAAAAGGTCGAGCGCAAGCCTCGGCAAGTACGGGCAGTGCCGCCTGAGAAACGTGCCGCAAAGTTCAAGCATGTGATGGAATTTGCAGAGCTCAAGCTCAAAGGGTTACCAGCCGCAAGTCTTGTGGACAAAGCAGAAGCCTGGCTGTATGACACTAAAAAGCGCAAGTTGATCCACCTTGTGGCTGACAGCCACACGCAGGCATTCACTGTAAAGTCAAACTCAATTATTGGGTTTAGCACAGTAGAAAGTCTACAAAAAACTGTACGTAAACCAGCAGACGTGCTTAAGGCGATGGGCGCCGCAGGCAAGCCAGCCGCTAGGAAGATCTACAAGGACTTGACCACTACTGAGACACCGTTTAACGGACGTGGTACAGAGAACTTGATCATTCTTAAAAGTTGGTAATGCAAGACATTCGAGTGACTGATTATCTAACATGGGAGTATTGCCATGACCCTGGTATTCAATACTTGAATTGTCCTGCTCCGGAGCCCGTGCGCAACCACCTACCACAGTGGTTCAAAAATCAAAAAGCGTACAGGCCAGAGATTGATATTGCAGAACATCAAACAATAAGAAATTGTTTGGGTTTCCGAGGACTGGCAAACGTAGGGTACACTATACCTTTGCCAGAAACCATAACCAGTTACGATACGTATTTCAGTAGAGGGCGCCTGCACCCTGACATGTTATACGGCACTCATTGGGCTAACAAAGGCACTGAACCTTGGACCGCCGGCGATGAGAGCCTGTATGAATACTGTGTACGACTGCTACACTGGCCATGGCGAGCACGAATGGCTCCAGGCTGGCGCATACTAATATTGCCTTATCTGTTAGATTGGAGCACAGACTGGGCAGAATTTTCAGGCACCGTAGAGCCCAATTACGAAATAAACGGCAACAGCATTGGGACTGGGCTAAAATGGTTTACCCCGATTGACACTGATTTCAATTATTACAATCTAGAAACAGTGATTGCATTTAAACGATCTACTACTATTTCTGCAGGAACGTTGACATTTTGTGCAGTGCCTATATACGATCCAGACCTTTTGGCCAACCAACAGTAAAACTGCTAAATAAGATGAAATGGAGTTCCATCTATGGCAATCGAAGAACAATCAAGTCTCGACACACTAAAACAAAATCTCATTGAATATGTGCAGTTACAACTGGCTTCACAGATTATCGATATTGAGTTAGATGCAGAGCATTACGAAGCAGCCTATCAAAAAACAATAGGTGTGTATCGCCAACGTGCTCAAGGTGCGTATGAAGAAAGTTATACCTTTATGGAGTTGGTCAAGGATGTAAACATCTATACTTTGCCACAAGAAGTTATACAAGTTCGTCAGATTTTTCGTAGAACATTTGGCGATGCAGCCGGCCCCTTTTCATCAAACTTTGATCCGTTCAGTCAAGCCTCGGTCAACGTTTATCTAATGAACTTTAACGTAGCCGGCGGCCTGGCCACTTACGATTTTTACAGCCAGTATGTTGAACTGGCCGCACGGATGTTTGGCGGTTACATGAACTACACCTGGAATCCGGTCACTAAGAAATTGCAAATTATCCGCGACC